ATGAAAGTATTATGCCAAGACATTGTACCAATATCTGCCCTACAACCACCTAAGAAAAAGAAATTTTGGCAACGATGAGCACACACACAAGACTAAAAGCCTTAGAAGCAGAAGCAGCTAAGAAGAAAGCAAAGAAAAAAACAAAAGCAAAGCGTGACGAAGCCGGACGTTTTGTAAAAGATGAAGCAGACCTTAACACACCATCATTATGATTGCACTTATTAAACCAATACTGTTCAAATTTTTGAGCAGCACAGCTGTAAAAGAGCTTGTAGTAAAACTACTAGAAGCATACAGTAAGACTACTGACAACACAGTAGATGACAAGCTAACAGCTCTTGTCAAGAAAAACTTATTACCAGAAGAATAATGGAGAATCCAAGGGTTATACCCAAGAAAGCAACAGAAGAGAGTTTTAACGAGCTACACTACCTTGTTACAGAGGACTTTCTACGCAGAATCAAGAGTGGAGAAGCAACAGTACAAGATCTAAAGGCAGCTTGTGATTGGCTAAAAACCAATGACATTACAGGTGTCGCTTACGAGGGTAGTCCCTTGGACAAACTCAACAAGATCATACCAACTGTAGATCCATCTTTAGTTAAGAGAAAAGTCTATGGCAAAAACTTCTAGCTATTACAAGAAGAATCCTAAAGCTGCGGCCAAGCGTCGCAAGCAGCAGGCTAAATACAACAAAACACCAAAAGGTTTAGCAATACGAGTCAATGCGAACAAACTTAATAAGAAACTTGGTACATATGGCAACCGTGACGGCCTCGATGCCGCACATTATAAGGGTAGCACAACCAAGGGCAGAACACAAAAGCCATCAATTAACCGTAAAAGTCGCAAAAAATGACCCCATTACTACCAACACCTGATTACTATTTACACAACTTAATAACCATGACGAGTTCAGAATCTAAAAGGCTCTGGAGAAGAGCTATCAAAGAGCACTTTAATTGTCAATGCGTTTATTGTGGAGGAACTTATGAATTACAACAACTCACCATCGACCATGTACGCCCTAAATGCAGAGGGGGTAGAGATGAAACGGCGAATGTCGTGCCTTCTTGTCGACGATGCAATCAGGAAAAAGGTAGTAAAAATTGGCTGGACTGGATGAGGTCGACATTCGGCATCACTGAAAGAGAACAAACTATTTTATCACATATAAGATGAATGAAGATGACATAGTACAAGACGATCTCAGCGAAGAAGGGCTGGGTGACATCATTAAAGAGCAAGATAGAAAGCTCAAAGAAAGGTATGATGAGATAAACTACAGAAATAAAAGACTTAGACAGAGGCAGTTACGACAGCGTGGATTAGATAATAGAGGTCTAACTGACGACCAGATTCGAGAAAAGATAAAAGAGCAAGATGCTCAACGTGCAAAAGAGAACTTACCTAGTCAGTCACCTCAAGAAAGACGTAAGCAGCAAAGAGATATGGAGGAAGGAGACTATCTACAAGATCCAGAAATTAATACTTTTAATCAAAACGTGAGATTTGGTGCTGGTCTTTTAGTTGAGATCTTTGGAAACGTTGGTCTTGATGCTCTTCAAGTTGCCTCTACTCTTACAGGGCCTGCTGGATTGGCTGCAACAACATCACTACAAAGTGGTGGATCTGCTTTTTTTAACTACTTAAATCAAAAGATAAGAGGAGAAAAAGAAATAAACAAAGGTGAAATGGCTGCGGCATCTGCTGCTAGTCTAATACCCGGATTACAGCCATTTAAAGCTGCTACCAGAGCAGGCAGATTCTACAAAGGTGTTTTACGAGGTGGTACTACTGGTGTTATTGATGTAACTGGTACTAAATTAGGTAGAGGTGAAGAAGTAACTCCTACAGATTTAACAATCGGTGCTGTAACCGGTGGTACTATTGGTTCTATTTATGGCATCAAAGATGGTAGTGAAGCGTTTAAGGCTTTGAAAAATAAAGTAAACCTTGGAAAAGCTCTTGTCTTAGATGAGCTACCTATAACTCCAGATGGTAGAATAGGAATTGTACAAGAGGATCTAGCACCACAAACCTTCGCTGCAAGCACTGAAAATCCTATAGAGAAGTTTGGTAAGAAGCTAGGAAAACAAGTTCAGAAGGCTGTAGAGGACACTAAACAGGGTGTTCAACGTGTACTTGGTAGAAAACCTGACAATATTGAAGTAGAACCCGGTTTTGAAGCGTTTGCTGTAGACCCTGCAAGTAAAGAAGCACAAAGAGTTTTGCTAGATGCTATTGCACGTAAGTCAGGATACAAAGGTCTAGCTGATTTTAAAAAGAATGTTATAAACAAGTATCCAGATCCAGAAGCTCAAGAGCAGCTAATTTACAAGTTTAGTAAAGAAGGGTATGGAGTTGGTCAAATTGAACATAAAACAGCTAAGTCGAGTAAGAAAGCACGTAAAGCAAGAATTGAACGTCAAAATCCTGATGCGTCAGCAGCTGAAATAGATTCTATACTAGCAGATAGGTCTAAAAATACTTATGATATGGACTGGTATTGGGATACAGAATATATAGGTAGAGATGGTAAACTGTACACTAATGGACTTGGTAAAGGTGATAGAGATGGTATATTTAACACAGAGATTACATTTGATGCTAGACGTATATCACTTAAAAATGTTGTTGAAGGTATAGGCTATGGTGGAGAAGGTAAGGGTGGTAAAGCTCTTGCTGGCAGAGCCGGTGCATTAGTTGAAAGAGAAGGTCTACCACCCGGTATATTAGTCCAGTCTCCTAGACTTGAAGATAGAATTATTGTAACTATTGAAAACACAGGTAGTCGAAAAAACATTATTAACAGAGTTGGTCAGCTTGGTAATATAAGATTACGTAGAGCTGGAGACAATCGACTATTAGGTGAGATAGGTGACTATGTTGATGCCTTATATCCTAAAACTGAAGAAGCTAGAGAGTTGTTAAATAAAGGTTTAGAAGCAAAAGGTATTACAGATGTAGCTGCTTGGCGACGTGACCAGATATATAAAAGGTTAAAAGCTATAGTAGATGGTCAAACAACCTTACCTAAAACAAAAGATGTACGTATTAAACGTATTAATGCTAGATTAGAAAAAGATATGCAAGAGTTATTTGAGGAGTTTCCATTCTTAAGACCTCAGCAACAAGTATTTGATGAGGTAACTACTGGTATAGACGCAGATCAAGCTACTAGAGGTCAAAGATCAGGGCCATTTCTTAGCAAAACTGAGGAAAGGCAGATACAACAAAGTAAGCTAAGAAGATCATTTCTACCAGTACCAGAAGAAGAAATACTTACACAACAAGAACTTGATATTGATTAGCCGAAAAAATGGAAAATTCCCTAGTTTTACTACAGCAAGACTTCAAGCTCTTCCTACAGGCATTGTGGGCAGAGCTGGGCTTGCCTAGTCCTACGAGGGCACAGTACGCTATTGCGGACTACCTACAGAACGGCCCGAAGCGTTTGCAAGTGCAGGCGTTTCGTGGTGTAGGTAAGTCGTGGATTACTGGTGCGTTCGTATTATGGACACTATTTAACGACCCAGAAAGAAAGGTTATGATAATCTCTGCATCAAAAGAACGTGCAGACAACATGTCTATCTTTCTACAGAAACTCATCATAGACACACCTTGGTTAAGCCACCTCCAACCTAAGTCGGACGACAGTAGATGGTCAAGGATAAGCTTTGATGTAAATTGCAGTCCGCACCAAGCACCATCAGTCAAGTCAGTTGGTATTACCGGACAGCTAACAGGATCTCGTGCAGACCTGATGATTCTTGATGACGTTGAAGTACCCGGTAACTCACTTACGGAGTTCATGCGTGAAAAACTACTACAACTATGTACTGAAGCGGAGTCGATCCTTACCCCGAAGAACGATAGCCGTATTATGTATCTCGGGACTCCTCAGACTACTTTTACTATTTATCGTAGGCTGGCAGAGCGTAACTATCGTCCCATGGTTTGGCCAGCAAGATACCCAAGAGCAGACAAACTCAACAAATACGGAGAAGTCTTAGCACAGGATATACTTGAAGACATCGAACAGGGTGTTGATGAGTGGGCTCCTACAGATGATAGATTTACAGATGAAGACCTCATAGAAAGAGAAGCGTCTATGGGTCGTAGCAACTTTATGCTTCAGTT